CTTGCGGTGTATAGGCACCCACCATTGTGCCTGTCGGCTGCGTCAACAATCCACCCGATGAATACATATCATCAAGACCGCGAGCATTGCGCCAGGTTGCTGTGTTCTCAAACGCTAAACGATCCTCAAACGGCAGGCCTAAAATGCCGTCAAGCTGCCCTGTGTTAGCACCTGGTGCCTGCTCATAGGTCGCGTTCACCGCGTACTTGTCAGCAAAGTCACCATAGTGCTTTGCCGCATCAGCAGCCACAATGTCACCAGCGCGTATCTTAGCGCCAGACCATGCAGCAGCCTGTGTGTTCAGTGCGTCCCAATCGCTATACCCTAATGCCTTTGCGGTGTTTAATTGGTCCTGTATCTCCAGCATACTGTCGTCCATAAAGCTATGCTGCTGCGGACTAAATCCAGCATCCCAGGGCTTCCCATCAGGAAACTTAGCACTTGCCGGATGCTTGTAGCCCATTGCCCGGCCCTGCCAGATATCGTGCACTGGCGTGTCAGCCATGTCAGGGTTCCAAGACACGCTTAAATTATCTGCAAATGGCTGCCGTTTTGGCCCAAGATTCTCTCTTACATTATCCAGCGCCTGCTCGATTAGCGGAGACTGATTGTTCGGGAATCGACCTGTTTCAACCGGCAAACCTGCTGCCCTTTGGTTGATGCCCTTGATGGCAAATCCGAGGTTACTGTCAACGCCCGTACCCTGGGACGATATACCTGTAATGTCTGCAACAGCCTGTCGCATTCCATCAGGCGATACAGAGTCAATGAAGTCGCTAGAGTCGTTGTACCAGTTGCGACCCCCCGCACCAAGCTCTACATCGTCGATATAGCTTTGATACATCTGCGCCAACTTGTCCTCAGTGTTCATACCTGCTGGACCACCCACATATTGGCCGGTAGTCCCAACACGCTCTTTAGAGCGCCCTACTCCCTGACGTACTTTGCCAGGCAAGATCATTGACGCAAGCAGGCCTGCTCCTTCTGCTCGGTTAACATTGTCTTCACCAATCGCATCAACAAGTCCAGGTTTCGCTTTACCGTATAATTCTGACGCTACGCGCACACCATCTGCAAACGTAGGGCCATCTAGCAAGCCGCCGTAATTCATAGCGGCGCCAACAACATCGCCAATTTTATTGGTAATTGTTGCAGCATCACCCGTCAACTCAGGCGCACTTAAAAGTTGATCACGAGAGATGTCGCCAGTAACTGCCTGCTTTCCATATCTTGCTATGTCGTTAACAATATTGATCGCCGTATCAGGTACAACGGTCAGAGCACTTAGATCGACATCAGCAGCCTCACCTGGCTTTGGACGCAATGTAGGCATCTGAGCTGACTCATCTGTCAACATCCCAACACGCTTTAAGTTTTCAGGGCTCATCCCTTCTGCCAGCAAAGACAGTAAACCTTTAACAGCCATAACCAAATCCAGTCAAGTCACAAAGGCCCGATTATATCATATTGATCAGACAATGCCTTGCAGGTTACGACGTAGTGGCTCACCCCAGCTAGATGATGTGGGCTTGTACCCAACAGCCAGGTATCGCAGCGCATCGGCGCAGTGAGAGGTCCAGTCGTGTAGAGGTCGTCCACGCCAGGTCATGCCCTTGTCGTCATAGTCTCGACGGTACTGCCGGATAGCATCAATGCCTCGCTCGCACTTCTCCTCATCGAACCAGCACCTGGGGAGCATGGAGCGCACAGACTGTATACCATCATCAACCATCAACTGCGGAGCTATAGTGATTGGCCTCACCCCCAGGGCGCCAAGTGTCTCCAGGCGAGACTTACCTGAGCCTAGCTCCCTTACCCTAACATCGTGCGGCAGTACATGGCTTTCGTATACATAGCCTTTTGAGTTTAACAGGGCGACATAATGGTCCAGACCTACACCGCTGCTCTCATAGTAGTCGATAAGGCGCACCTCAGCCCCTACAAACTGCGCAAACCAGATAGAGGTACTATCACCTACCCCTAAGTCCCAGGCCGTTACAACGCCAACAGCGCGGTCGTATGGCACGTTAGTTAGTCTGCCCTCAGCTTTAGCCTCTCGCATCTCTACAGCGTAGTAGGCGCCATCGGCGTGTATCTTCATCTCCCCGTCCCAGACATGGCCATAATCATCCGGGCGCAGCTTAAAGTCTTCTTTGCGCTCGTTGTCTAGGACCTTTGGGAAGTAAGGATTATCCTGCCAGTTGATCTCGCATATCTTGCTGTCCTGGGGAGGGTTAACGCGAAAGCGCCTATGCGTTGCTGAGTGCTTGGTCTCAGGGTTCCAGGTCACCCATATCTCAGAGTCGTCCTCTCGGACAGTTGGGATTAGCTTCTGCCAGGCTGCATCAGATACACCCTCAGCCTCATCCACCCAGGCGATAATGATCCTGGCCTTTGACTTGATCGAGTCCAGGTTGCGGCGTAGACCGGCGAATACATAGTTGATGCGGCCATCCTTGGACCTGACAAACTTCTCGCCTATCTCATAGTACGACAGAAGCCAGGGGACCGCCTTGATGGCAGACTTGATCTCTTCCAGGGATGATTCATCTAGGGAGTTTAGGTGCTCTCGTGCGCAGAGTATCTGGCCGCTGTTACCTGCCATGCCATGCCTGTACCCAGCCACTGCAGTCATCAGCGCAAAAGACCTAGTCTTGCCTGACCCTCGGCCACCGTATGCGCCTCTATACCGGGCCTCACCTTCAAAGACCTCGACTATCTTGGGAGGGAGCCGAATCTCTGCAGTATCAGTCATTGGTTGGTAATGGCTCTGCCACTAGCTTAATCACCGTGGGCTTAAACGAGTCATCAGACGATGTGTGATCAATCTGCTGCTTGTCTCCATACTTCCTGGGCGACATCCTGGCAACCTTCCACTTCCTTCCGTCAATGCGCAGCTTAGCTATGTTGATGGCGTTAGAGTCCACCCCCTCACCCAGCTCATCTGCTATGTCGATGATCTCATCAGCGTAGTAATCAGCCTGGCAGTCACGGGCTCTCGCGTACTGCTCCGAAAATGCGACTTTATCAGGCTCTGTCAACCATTTCATTAACGTAGACATAACAGGCATGCTGTCATCCCTGCATATCTGCCTGGCGCTCTCACCAAGGGATAGCCTGCGACATATGTCAGCGGCTAGCTCATCTGTAAATATTGAAGGTCTCATTTTAGGTCACAAGTGCAGTTAACCTCAAAACACCGGCACGTTCTTTCCATGCGCTGGTGAGTCAGGTACAGCACCTCAATCATCATTTGCTTATCCCGGTCCACTAGCGCCTCGGCGTAGTCTCGGACCAGGTCCATATCGGCCTCGTGAACGTCTTCATCTGTCGTCAGTTTAATCATCATCCGATTATACCCCCAACAGAGAATTTACGCACTAGACTAAACCTCAGTCCCAAACAGCTCTTCTGCCATAGTGGCAAACTCCCGGAAGCCCTCGTAAGGCTCCAGGGCTGATACCTCATCCACCAGGTTGGCTACGTCGTCTTGCCAGTCAATCAGCTCATCGCGGAACTGTGATCGTGGCACGTCAGTGCTCATCAGCGACTCAATTATCGAGTCAAAGCGAATGATCTGATCATTGAGCTCCCACTCAAAGCAATCCTCAAGACTTTTTGATAAGTTTAAATTTTCCATGCGACACCTTTATGTCAATAGAATAAAGGCATTGTCCATGTTTTTACTGCGAATGTAAACCTTTCGGATTACAGGTTAGACCAGGTCTTCCCTCGCTATTGCCAGAAGACCTATAGTTACTACAATTACTCCGTACAGTACCACAATACACCTCTCAGTTGATTAGGTGCGCATTGTATAGATACCCAGATATGATCGGAAATGACAGTTTATTATTTAGCTTATACCATTAATGATATGCACAGTCTCGGTGTGCAATAATGACTAAAACTACCTAAATGAATGCTGCAATATACATTGTAATGCATAAAAAACCCCCCAGCCAAGTACAAATCGGTCTGAGGGGGTGGGGGTAAGGCTCGCAACGACTTTTAACGAGCCTAGAAAATTGTGTCGGATACTACTCTTCTAAATCAAACTCAAAGTGTTCATGAAACCCATCCATTATGTATTGCTGTATGCATTGCTTTATTGTCTCAGCATTAGGCGTATCGGTATGTTTGTGCGCCCTGTTGTACCCAGCCTCTGCACCAACTTCCACTATTTGCTCGATCAATTGATATATTTTTACTTTCATAGCATCACTCGACTTGGTAAATAACAGTCCGTTTCAGCTCCTGGTGGACTAGGCCAGGTCAAAAGGTCAAGGGAGACCTCAGCTTAGGGGGTAAATCATTAACTCGTACCCTACAAAAGCGGCTAGCAAAAGGGTCGTGGCAATAAGGTGTATCTTATACACTACTACCGGCTCAGTGACCCACGCTCTAAAACTACTGGCTTTTGCCTCGATGTAAGACTGCCTGATGGCTTTATCCGCAAAGCGGTGCGCATCCCTTATCTTACTGCTCATCAATTGATCGCTCATTTAATCCCTCCACTGCTACACGTTGTATTTCATCCAAAACTGAGACAAAGTATTGCTTGTCTTTTATTGGGTCCAAAGGTGGATCGAGTTGAGCACAAAGCTCGTAAATCTCACGCAAGTAGATATTCATTAATGGCTCCCCATAGCAATTCTATCAATATGGCAAAGGTCTGCAAATGAATCCATCACAAGCTCCTCCATGCTTGGCTCAAGATACGAGTATATCTGCTCGCGTATCTCCTCCAAGAAGTCAGGGCTATCCAGGATTCCCTCAAAGTCGTCCAAAGCCTCAGACAAATAGGCATCATTGTCCACATCTTTGGCGTTGCGTTCTGCAGCATCACGGAACATAGCAGCAGCCATCCTTGAGGTTGCGTCCTCGCTGTAAACGCACTCCAAAGCCAGCATGCGCTTATCGCTGACTGTGTGTGGAAATACGTCATCCATCCAGGTTGGGTGAGTTGCAAGCCATAATGCTATCATCCCGTCTTTAGCAATGTCAGGCAAACTTTGGTAGCTGCCCTCCCACAATGGGTTTTCATCACGAATTAAGCCCACCGCTTCATTTAGTATTTTGTAACTCATTAGCACACCCCCAGGTTTTTACAGTCAAAGTAAGACATATTTGATACCAGGGCAAAGATGATCAACACTATCAAAACCCCTACAAAGCCCTCACGGCTCTCCACTATATCCTGCTGCGCCTTGATGCGAGCATTGGACTCTTTTAAACAGCACTCATTGATTCTCATATTATTCCCCTTAGTTGCCCCCCGTAGGGGGCGGTTAGATCATTAAGCCTCAAACGGTATAACTTCGACACCGTTACCTGGGGTGAAGACTTTCACAACATACCCAGATGCTCCTGCGGCGTAAGCCTCAGCAATGTTGTAGCCAAAATGGTGTGCAACTTGATTCATGCTCGACTTCCACTGCACTACACCCTTTGTAAGATTCCCTGCCTTTCTGATGACGTGCTTAGTGCCATTAGGCTCAACAGCTTCAAATCGGTACTTACCGTTTTTCAGTTGAGTCGCTACGATTCGGTCAAATTTAGCTGGTATGTTCATTTGTTTATTACCTTTGTTTTTTGATTGAGGTGTAATAATACCCCCCAACAAATAAACTGTCAAGCTTTTCGATTACAACACTTTGGAATAAAAGGGCCCTGGTTAGAGCCTTTAGTTATATGAGGTGGGCTGGTGGTCTTCATCCTGGAGCATCTTGGCGTGCTCTTCTCGGTAGTGCTTGGCTATCTCTGCCCTGAGCTTCTTGTTGGTTGGCATCAGCACCTGCCACTTCTCTCTAAGCATATCCAGGTGGCCCTGGCCTAGATGCGACTCAAGCCATACACTGAAGTCGAGCGGGTTGGCCGTGAACACTTTATGGCAGTAGTGGCACAGGCATAGTGCGTTATCCATAGACCAGCGCACCGACTTAGCCGCCCTTCCCCAGATATGTGCGCACTCCATCCTGCCATCCTGCTTTCCGCAGTGCTCGCACTGGAAGCCAGCCTTTTGCCTGACCACATCACTAAACCACTTGTCTGCAGCGTCGCGCTTAATCGGCATCGTCGAATATCTCGCGGCTGATTAGCTTCGCCAGGTACCACTGAGCTTTCTGCAGGTCCTCGACAGGGTTGTTCTTGTAGGTATACCGCCATAAATACTTCATGCAGTTGCCTTTCAGATATCCGCGAAATGCCTCTGGGGTCATAGACTCCTCAATGGCCTCAATACACTCGATGCCGCCGGTTCTGTAATGGCTTGGGCTGTTGACCGCATCATCTTCTGGCCAATCTTCGATAGCTGGTATAGATTCCTTTAATCGTCGCCAGTCTTCGTTTGTAGCGTGCTTCATTCTGTATTCTCCTCAATTTGGATTTTAATTTCATCAGGCGTATCAAGATCGCAGCGATGACATAAACCATAGCTATCACCGTGATCATCAATCCAATACGACAGAGCGATTCCACATTCACAGTAAAGCCTTTTAATGTGGGTCTTCTTTTTATGCAGCGAAATAACATCACCCATCCAAAGCCTCCACTGTAATCTTCACCCTGGAGTCTTCACCGTATTTTTTATGGTAGACAATAGCCGTCATGCTTCGCTCTGATCCATATCCCGAATCTGAGTGCCATTGGTCTGTAGAAGTAAGGGAACCGAACCAGGAGAACTGCATGCTGCCATACTCCCGGCTGACATGGTGGTGGATATGCCCCAGGAGACAGTACCTATTCTTATGCGATGACCACTCGCTGTCCAGGTTCTTGATAACCGTCTGCAGTATCTGCTCTGGCTTTATCCGGTCCCCGTGGTGGTAGACCCACATATTATTGCCCCACTCAAAATGTAAAAACTTTGAGTAGTTTTCTAGCACATTTACCCTGGGCTCTTTCTGATACAGAATCTCCAAGCAGCTAGATAAATGACAGGCCATATCGCTGTCATGGTTGCCCCGCACATTTACTACTATGACGTTTTTGTGGACCGTCAGCATCTTGTCGATCAACATCTGGAACAACCTACCAGCCAGCTTAAACGTCTTGCCGATTCGAGTATCTACATCTACCCTGGTCCCAGCGGTGGTCTCGTTTTTGCTTGAGTCGGCGTGGAAGAAGTCACCCACGTTTAACAGTATCGCGGTCTCACAGTCACCTACTCTGACTAACAGCCTATCAACAGCGTCAATAAGAACCTTGGTCGCTATCTTGATATCCCAGTCGTCGTTGTCCAGCTTGGTAGCGGCATCGGCGAGCATCCCGTAGTGGTGGTCACCTACGATATAGGTGGCAAGATAGTCGGCATTAACTTTCCTTGGCGCTTTGACCGGCTTCTTAAATCCAGCCAGGTCATCCCTCATGCCCTCCATCATCGCCTCAACCTTCTCTTGCAGGCTGCGCTTCAATGGCTCTTGGATAACCCATTGCAGAGCGATGTCGCCATCAGAGTTAAACGCGGTTGAAACTCGCTTCGCCTCAAAGC